CTGCACGCCACATAGCAGTCTTAGCCTTATCAAGCTTAACTCTGCCATATTTATCAAGAGGCTGAAAACCAGTACGATTCCTATAACCTTTGTACTGTTTCCGATAATTATCAAGAAGAGATGGAAATTTCAAGTCGACAGAGTCCACAACTGTTTGAGACAACAGATACATGGAAATTCCCTCAGGAGAGGAAATTACTTTATCCCATATCTCTGGCGACAATACTGCACCGCGTTTGGCAAGAGCGCTGTAGTAAGTTTCGAGGAAAAAGTGAACCTCAGGATTTGTGTTCAAAAAAGCCAAAGCAACAACCTTAGCCATTTCCAAAGAAGCATTCTTAGAAGCATTAACACTCCATCCACACTTAGCAATCGCATCCTTAGGATGCTTCATAGGTATGGGTGTTAAAAATGGTTTTTGATCATAATACACCTGAACAAGCGTATATTTTAAAAATGAACAACCAAGTCTAGTAAGAGAGGAAACCTCTAATGGAACATCATCAAACTCAGAAGTCATGAAGTGAATTTCACCAATTACTTCATTAGCAGCATATCTTTGAGAAGCACTATGCTTATACTTCATTCCAAATTTATCAACACACATCTGAACATAATCTTGAAGAGGGTCCAGGGAGTCATCATAGAGTTTGAATTGCTCCATCCAGATTGGCCAACCAGCAATGTGATCATCACCATAAAAGAACATTATGAACATTTGTGACGATATAACTTCACGTAGTAGGGTGGCATCAGGATACTTCTTAAGCAACATCTTGCAATAGTAGAGGAACAGAACTATTTGATATACTGTATCAATAGTGGATGTTATCAAAACACCACTAAACATTCTGCCCTGCACACGATAAAACTGATCAGCAAGGTACATGTACATAACCTTCGTGATAGATAATCCATGGCAAGTAATTGCCAACAAACGTATTAACGGATCACCAGTCCGGCTATATATTGAAAATGCAGTACCAACGGCAGCAGCCATGACCATAGCAACTAAAGTAGTGTCATAGGATGACCAATCACCCTCACCATACCTTCTAGCTTTAAGATCAACACCATAATGGTGCAAGGCCCATCTCTGAACGCGACGCCAACGCTGTTTCAAGGGAGAAGATCTTTTACCAAGAACAATATCCCACATTTCAAGCAATCCTCCTTCAGTAACCTTAATTCCTATTGCTGACATCCAATATCTCATCGTATTGACGAGAGTCTTAAATATTACATTATCAGCCAGCAAGGCAAGAGAAGCACTCATATAAAAGAGCCGCTGCTTCATCAGCAGCTTATTCACATTATCTGCACTAACATATTCATCACAAGAATCAAAATATTGCAAATGCGTTATAATTTCCAATTTATGAGCTTCAAATAAAGGACCAGGATAAGGTATATCTTCACGTATACCTAATAAATAGGCATTCATTTCAGATTTATACATATCAAAATTATCCAGTTGAGCAGGTATTGCATCGCGTTTCCGGGGATTAGACACTTTCCTCGCAATGCCATCAAGGTCATCGAAGAAATTAACATTACTATATCCCATAGAGGAATCTCTATCAATAGCATCACGCAATCCATCAGTTTCAGCAAGAGTATCAACGAATTCAGGATCATATTTAACATCCTCACCAAGAGCTTTAACTATTTCTATAGTAGAAAGATATAAATCATTAAAATTAACATCTTCATCAACCCTTTTATAATCGTGAAACTTTTTATTAGCTTCACAAACCCCACGCAAATCCTGCGCAGTGACGTTCCTAACAGGCCGACCGTCAACTCCATTGGCAAAGCCAACTAGGGGTGTAGTAGTAAGATATGGGTGATCATTTTCAACGTTGCAAAGAGCTATAACGACATCTGGGTCAGTAGCTGGCACATCATATGTGGCGCTAGGCGGGACATGAATGAAACCATCAAACTTAATTTCCTCAACATCAAGTGGCTGGAAGCTCTCATAAGCAGATATTCGCTTATACGTCTCAACAAACTCTGGAGCAACAATAGAAATGTTCTTATCCAACCATTCACGCATCAACGGAGAGGGAGGCAATATAGACCCACTCATATGATAAGCAAAAATCATATGAGCATACACGCTATCAAGAATATCATCAGGGCTAACACCGCTTAAGTCTAATGTCTCAGAGAACTGAACTAGTCGTTCAAAAGAAGGCATAAGTTCAGGATGATAATTCATCGCGTAGTCTTCACCAACACGGGAGGTCTTTACAACGTCAAGGTAATCCTTAACTCGCTGCATTGATCTGTGCTTTGACACACAATTATTTT